TTCCATAGTGTACTCAGCCTTCAAAGCGCGAGTAACAGCAGTAACAGTTGATTTCTCAATTGAGAAAGCCATCTCTGCGAAAGCGTTGCTAGAACTATCGCCCAAAGCTTCACCTTGCGCGGTAGTCATACCTGTCGGTGATAGGTAAGTGCCCGCAGGACTATCGTTTAGAATAGCAGGGTTACTACCTGTCATGGCTGAAGAAGTTAGGTTACCAGCAGCATCATCATTAGAAATACCACTGTCTGCTTCATCAACCAACGCCTCAGCACCATCCTGAGAAGCATACGAGGAGCGCATTGCAAAGATAAGACCTGTTGGGCCTGTCATTGGTTGTACACCAGCGACATCATAAGCAATAAGATTAGGCATTGCACGTCGGACGAGGGAAATTAGGATTGGGTCCCAAGTATCCATCTGACCGCCGGACATTGCGTTTACTGGAGCAACTTCTGTAAGAAAAGAACGATCTTCTCTTAAAGCTGCTTCCTGGTTTTCTAGAATAAGAGTGGTAACTGCCCGCTTATAAGAATCCTCAATCCGTGGTAGATCGGGATGCTCTAGGACTGGCTTCCACTTTTCTTGTAGATGTTCTGTTTGAAACATTTGTTTCTCCTTTTTTATTAGTTACATCTGTTTTATAATATTATTCGGCCCGCGCCTTGTTACGACTGATAGCAGACATATACGATTTCATTGCATCTGTCGTATCAATGTCCTGTGCGGTGCCACCATCTTCTTCATAATCTATACTAACGTTGCTTGACTTATTTACCCGTGGGAAATAATTTTCCTTCAGAGTATCAAGCTTCTCACGGAACGAATTTTCATCAACAAACTCAATATCCTGAGTTAGAGACTTAAACTTCTCAGCTTCAGTATCAACCAAATCTTCAGCAACTTCTAAAATAACCTGTTCACGAACAAGTTCACTATTGGAATGCTTAAATTCAACATTCTTTTGAATTGCTTCATTTAGTCTTCCCTCTAACTCGGAAATCTTTTCAGACTGTGCTTCCAGAACGTCATACTTTTCATCTGGAACATCAATATAATGATCTTCAAACAACTGTTTCAAACCAGAAATAAAGTCTTCAGCAATCTCACCCTTTAATCCGCGTTCAATTGCTAACTCGTTTTCCTTAGTCCATTCATCTACGACATAATTGAGGTAATTGTCAACCTTTTCAGTCATTTCCTCTACAAAAGCTTCAATCTCTTGATTCTTTTCAGATTGAGTTTCATCAACAATTCTTCCTACTTCGGAACGAATCTTTGACTTGACTGCGGCCTCAAAGATATGTGCGGCCTTTTCCTTAAATTCCTCAGAAAGCTCCTCACCTTCTACTAGAGCTCTAACATCTTCCTTGACAGAGATATTCTTAATCTTCTCTTCAATGTCTGCCTTGGCGTCTTCAAGTTCCTTCAATGCCTCCTCAGTCTCAGCACTCTCTGCCTCTTCGATCTTTGAAGCATGGGCAGCTATCATTTCCTCAATATCAGACTTCTTCATCCTAGCGATATTTTCAAGATGTTGTGCCTTGGTTAATCTCTTATTTTCAGCGAGTTCGTCACCGTCTAATAGGTCTAAATCATCTCCAGCAGCAAGCTTCTTTTTCTCACCGGGAGTAGCCTCTCCTGAACTTCCTTGTTTCACTTTAGGTTCCTCCTTTTCTTGCCGTTCGGTGTCTTTATCATTTGCTGGTTTCGCCTGTGAACTTGCGGCTTTACCAATTTCCTGATCGTCTAAATTATTACTTGCTGATGCCTCTTTACCAGAACCATCAGCTGCTTGAGATAATTTAACTTTATCACCCTTACCACTACTGGGATTTGGTTTCATTGGACCGCCTTTAGTTACTTCACCAGAAGCAGCATCACCTTTTGCAGCATCATGTTTTTGTCCGCCGACATCCTTACGTTCGCCAGGTACTTCTTCTTTCTTATCAGCACCAGCAACCTCTGGGGCAGGGTCTTTCGACTTTTTGACACTATCTCCAGCGTTACTTGAACCTAAACCGAGGTCTTTTGCCTTACCTAATGGTTTTTCAGATGCTTCTTCAAGTTCCGCAAGAACCTCTGCTTCGAGTTCTTCAATTGTTTGATCTAGTTCGGACATAGGGATTACTCCTTTTTTGTTATAATATTTATAAATTATAGATTTTTAAGAAACTTTGCAAATTCCAAAGCCTCTATATTTGATTGCCTTTGACGTTGCTTTACATCAAATTTCTTTCTTAGTTCCGCAATATGCGATTCTACAAGAACACCATTATTCCAAACCCATTCTTTTCCTTCCATTACACCTTCTACAAAGGCGTTTGGAGCAGATGGATCAGCAACAATATCAGCTGCAGTTGCAAGATAAAAATCATCCTTCACATAGTTTGCACCATTTCTTTGATACAAACTGCCCATTCCTCTTGAAGAAACTCCTAACTTACAACCCTCATCCATTAGATTTTTAACAATCTTACCCATCGGCGTATCCATAATTTTTGCTTCGCCAATAAAATTTTTGCCATCGGGAACAAGACTTGTAGTGATATGCGAAACTCTTTCCAGATTTACTGTAGGACCATCTGGATGGCCTTACTCTCCGTAAGCCCTATGCTCTCTTATGAAGTTTCTGTTATACTTACTAACTTCCTTTTCAAGTACTTCCATAGGATATACTCGACCATTACGGTTTTTAACATCTGCCTGTAGAAAAATGCCTTTGATTTTATAACTTCTGCCACCATCCTTCTTAGCTTCAGTTATATATTCCACATCTTCTACAGCATCTAAAAATAACTTTACCGTATTCATATCATATCCTTTACTCTATATTATCCCAACCAGATACTTTTCTAAATTTTAATACAAGATATCCTACTGATGCACCAGCATTAGTAAGAAGAACATCTCCGGTTACACCAGAACCAGCATTGTTTGCAATTGCAGGCATTTCGTGTGTATGTCCATAATTTCCATTTCCACTTACTGAAAGAAGAACAACATTGCTTGTTGCATCCCATAAAATATCTGTTTGGGAAGCGACTGACCAACTTGCAGCCACAAGACTTAATCTTGGATCAGTTGCAGCACCTTCAGCAGCCGATACATCAACAAGAGATGCAGCACTGTTGGTGCTAGTTGTTGTAACCTTTACAACATACTCAAAATCTGAATCTTTAATTTCTTGTAATACAACTGCCATTATTAACTCCTAGATGGATAACATTTCTTTTTCAAAATAATTCATTATTTCTTTTTCAGAAACCTCGAATTTTTTTGATATATCTTTAACTGTTTTCTCAAAAGTATTTAGGAAATCAGAAGGTTTATCTTCCATTTTTTTAAAAATAAAATCAACAGCATCCTTCATCTTAGGAGATAATTTCTTATATTCCTTAGATTTACGATGCTCATCTTTCTCTACTACCGTAGATTCATATACTTCCTCAATTCTTTTCATTTTTACTCAACATCTACCATCTTTGTTGAAACAATGCTTTGAGAAAGTTCCTTGCGCTTTGTCTCTAGAGCTTGACCAACCTTTGTAGAAATAGAATCATTAAAGGCCTTTTCGGCTTCTATATTATCAGATGTTATAATTGCTCTTACAAATTCTTCACTCATTTTTATTCCCTTCAATTATTATTCTGGAGGTGGTTCTTCTCCTTCACCTTCAGGGGGCATGCCCACAGCCATACGAGCTCGATCATCTGCTGGCATTTCTGGATCAATTGCCATACCCATTGCATCAGTTGGTATTCTTTGTATCCCATCCCCGCCTGGAGGTACAACAATTCCACCATCCAACGGATCAGTATCCATCTCTTTCTTGATTTGATCACGCAAAGTTTGAATATCTGCATCGCTCAAATGTAATACATTCTTCATCACAAACTCTTTACTGAAAAACGTGCCAATATATGGTTCAATGCTTCCCAGTTGATTGAGTCGATCTTCCAAAAGTTCAGACTCTTTCAATGCAGCAAAATGGCCGTCCGCCAAGAAATCATAAGTAATATGTTCTTGAATTTTTGTCCAATCTTCTGCTGCAATAATTCCTTTAAGAAGTAGTTGTGTTCTTAATATATCTGTAAATAATGGAGTAAACTTCTTCCGTATACGTTGAACAAACTTGGTAAACTTTAATTCATCCCGTGTAATTTCTGTTGAACGACCGAGAGAGAATCCTTGTTCTGCTTCAAGTCTTGAGATTGGTACATTAAGTGAACGATATAATTTTCGTTGAAAATATACAATATCATCAATTTCACCTAAATTAGAACCGCCTGGTAGAGTAGAAATCTCTGTTCCTCTACCACCTTCACGCCGAGGCAACCAAAAATCTTCAAGCATCGACATGTGATTTCGATCATCTCTGATTTCTCCTGTAGTAGCATCATATACAAGCTTGTTACGATATCGATTCATAACATCTTTTAGATATTGTTCAGCTTTAATTTTGGGTAAATTACCAACATCAATGTAGAAGATACGTCTTTCAGGAGCTCTAGAAATGCGATAGATAACAATCGCATCCTCAATCATGCGTAACTGAT